AAATCAAAAAATCCTTGACCTGAAAGTAATAGTGCTGTTGCATCTGTTACTCCGTCCCATTTTAACTCAACTGCTGATTTAGCATTAGCTGTATTTACTGAATAATAAACCTTACTAATTTTTCTGTTACCATCTTCAGTCATAAAAGTAGTGTTTGAAGCATCTACTTTTAATACATCTGTTTCTCCAGTACCATCAGATAAATTTGTTAATTTAACCACAAATTTTACGCCTGATGTATCAGTTATTATTTGTGTTGTAACTACGTCTGCCATTAGTTTGTAAATCCTGTTTCTTTGTGACACTCTATAACAAGATTATAACTTGTTACATTATCGTCACTTGTTAATAAAATATCACCACTTCCTGTTGACGAACTTTTTTTCTTTGGTTCACCAGGTTTTAAACCATAGTTACCATTACTATTTATTACTAAAATTGATTCTTCCGAATCAAAATTAAAATTTATTTTTCCTGTGCCTTCAATTTCATAATAAACATTTGCTATAGACACTTTTGGTTCACTTGTTGCATTTAATAATTCAGAAGCATCTACTAATAATTGTTCTGTTTCATTACCTACACCACTAGCTTTTATTATAGTTTTAAAATTATCATCTATCAAAGTTGTAGTTAATATAGTCATAATTAAATTCTTGGTGAACTTACGGCACCAGCTTTAGCACCACCACTTACAAGTACAATATAATCACTTGGTGATTTTTCAATAGTTATTGAATCTCCAACATTATGCAAATAAACATCTCCTAAAGATACATTATTTTCATCTGTTACACGTACGGTAGTTGCACCAGTTGTTGCTACACAATATACAAAATGAGCTCTATCAAAGTTATATGTAGTTGCATTACCTCCTGCTGTAGGTATTTCTGCAGCTGTAAATGTACTAGGCCATGTTGCTTCCCAAGGAAAATCTCCACCACCAGAGGAAGCAGCAAGTGTACCTAAATTTGTATTAGTATAATTCCACTCTATTCCGTTCCAAAATACACGTTCATCACCTGCATTGTAATCCATTTTTAAATTGAAAGTACCTGTAGGAATTAATGTTCTAAAAGGAGTTCCGCCAACACCACCTGAAGAAGGATCTCCTGGAGTATTATACCATCCGCCCATCAACACTGAAGAAGTAGCTTTGGTTTTTATATTAAAAATAGTTCCGTTTGGAAAAGTATTAAAATTAAGTTGATTAGTACCAGTACCTTGTAAAGGTGTAGAATCTTGTGTACTAAGAGTCCAAATATCTGCGCTTGCATCTAAAGGTCCAAGAGAATTATTTGAGGCTATTGGATAAATTAATCTGTTAAAAGGAGTTCCACTTGTAGGAGTAAAAGTCCAAATAAGTTCGAGATTTCCTAAAGCTATTATAGAATTAATATAAGCATCAATTGGTCCAGTATCTTTTCTAAATGCAAGGCCATTACCATAAGCATCATAATTAAAAGAACCAACATCTACTGCATAACTACTGGCGCCGCCACCGAAAAAACTAGATAGAGTCGGAGATAATGACAAAGTTGTCAAATTACCTGCAACACCTTTTATTTTAACAGTTAACATTTTATATTTTCCTTATATTAACTTCTTGGTGCTACAGCTGTAGCGCTTACAGCGCCGCTTGACGACAAAGTATCTGTTGGGTCTTTCTCAATTGTTATAACATCTCCTGCTGCGTGTAAATAAACAGTACCTAAAGTATTAACATCAATGTCTTTTACAGTTATAGTATTTGTTCCAGCAGTGGCTGTGATTCTAACAAAATGAGAATTACCAATATTATTATTACTTAAAGTGCCTGCGATTGCAGCTCCTTTAATAATAAATGTTCCTGTGTATGCCATTTTTCTCCTTTTTATAATCCGTTTGTTGTTGAGTTGTAAAATATTAAACCAGTAACGTTATTTGTTTTAGATATTGTTGGTGTTGAATATTCTAAATCTAAAACATCTCCTCCGCCTTGGTCTCCCATTTGTAGTCTTATAGGATAATACACACCAGCCGTGAGAGCGACAGCGGCGGTTACTTCTGTGCTACCATGTACTCCTCCGTTATTAATCAGAGCATTGCCTGTATTAAATCCTGTAATTGCAGTAGCACCTAACCACATAAAACTTGCATCATCACTTGTAAGATAGAATGTATATGTTTCTGTTGTAACTGGTTTGAAATATCCTAATAATTGTGTACTAAAAGGTTCAACACCTGGGTCGCCGTCAGAAACAGGACTAAGATTTACTGCTGCACTAAGAACGGGAGCTGTGGCAAAAAAAGTAGTATCGTCATTGAAGTAACCATCATAGATAGTTCTGTATAATCCAGCAGCATCTCCTCCAGAAGGGGGTAAAACTCCTGCACCTTCGCCTGTAGCATATACGTTTTGATTTGTACTTAAAGTTTCATCAATATCTTTTTGAATAACAATTGTATCGCCTTCATTACCAATTAAAACACTACCAATGGTATCACCTGCAGCATTTTTTAAAGTAACTGTAGTATTACTTACAGTACTACAAACTCTAACAAAATGAGCATTACCTACAGTTGAGGAACTTAAAGTTCCATATTCATATGGACTTTTTACAATATATCTGTTATTGGTGAAACTCATTATTTGTTTAATTGTTCGTTTACTTCTTTATTAAAATAATTATCTAAATCTTCTTTTTTTATATTATAAGAAGCTATAACTTTTTCTACAGCTCCTTCAAACTTTTTTAGTATATCTGTTTGTTCATTTTCAATAATCTTATAAATTTCTTTAACTGCCTCTTTTATTTTAGGAGTTAATTCATTATAAGACTTTGAGTCCATAACTCTAGTTTCTCTTACTATATTACTGATTCTTGTTTTCATCACCAACTGTGCTTAATTTAGCGGCCGTTTGGGCAAAAGGTTCAGCAATCTCTGGTTTTGGTTCACTGTGTGATTCTGCTTCGATTTGTCCTTGAAACAATACACCAGCTAATTCTTTTCTTCTTGCCTCTAATGCATCTCCAACTTTATCTCTTAAAGCATCTTTAAATGCTTCGCCAGCTTCAGCTGCTTGTCCTAATGACAACTTGTCAATAAAATTTTTAACTTGTTCACTCATATTTTTCTCCTATTATTATATTTATACTAAAGTTTCAGTTTTCTTAGGTGTTTCTGTACCACCTAAAGAGTCCATACCTGCAGGTTCATAAGGGCCTTCTTTACTTATTTGTCTATCTAAATCTTTAATCTCTTTTTCAGACTGTTTAAAAACAAATTTTCTAATGTATTCTTGTGAAAAATACTTACCTACGTACTTTTCCAAACCATCAGCTAAAGCAACACGTTCTTTTAACATTTCACTTTCTTTTAATTCAGCAAAGTGACCATCTTGTAAAAAGTCATATTGAATATTAGCTTGTATTACTGGCCAATCTTCTATAGATATTACACCTTTTAATACTAACTGTGTCTTTAAAAAATCATTAAATAGTTCAGTAAATTTCTTTCTTAATCTTTGAACAAACTTAGTAAACTTTAATTCATCTCTTGTAATTTCTGTAGAACGGCCCATACTAAAACCTGTAGCTGGTTCTAATCTACTTACTGGTACATTTAAAGAACGATAAAGTTTCTTTTGGAAATATTCTATGTCGGCCATTTCTCCTAAATTTTGGCCACCAGGTAGAGTAGTAATATCTGTTCCTCTTCCACCTTCTCTTGTTGGTAACCAATAATCTTCCAACATATTCATATAACTTCTATCGTCCCTAATTTCTCCTGTGTTGGCATCATAGACAAGTTTATTTCTATAACGTGCCATTACATCTCTTAAATATTGTTCTGCCTTTTGTTTAGGTAGATTACCAACATCTATTTTGAAAATTCTTCTTTCAGGTGCTCTTGCTATACGATAGATAACAACAGCATCTTCAATCATACGTAATTGATTTACTGGTTTAATTGCCTTATGTAAATAAGACAATATCATATTTTTGTTTTGATCTACTAGACCTGAAGAACAAAATGCAATTGTATCAGCCGCTATTCTTACTCCTGAACCTGATGTTGAACCTGCAACACCCTTTTCATTAAACATAAAGTATTCTTCGTAATCATTTGTAAGAGATAAATCTACAGTGCTTCTCATCTTCTTAAGCTCTCTTACTTTTTTAATTTTTCTAGGATCAATATAACGTAATTCAGTTATACCGTTTTTAGGTGTTTCTCTATCAATAATCTTTTGATAAAATATTCTACCATCAACATACCATCTTTTAAATATCTCAAAACCTTTTGTACTAAAATTCATTAATTTAAGTACGTTTAAAAATTCTTCGTCTATTCTTTTCTTAACTTCGTTACCAAAAGGTATATTTTCTAATGTAACTCTTACAGAATCTTTTTCTTCACTAGAAACAATTGCTTCGTTGCAAATATCTTCTATTGCTTGGTCACATTCTGGATGTAA